TTAAATAATTAGTAAATAATAGTCATCGAGTCCCTTTAATGCCTCTTTTTTGGCCTTCAAGGACACTCCTTTTGCATATGTATCAGTTGCTAGGTCTGTGCTATGTCCCAAAAGAACGGAAGTAAGATCTGCTAGAGAATTTTCCAAACAATAGTCTTTAATGGCTTTTGCGAAATTGCCACGCAGTCTGTGAAAACTAACATTTGCACTTGGGATAGATTTGTGGATATGCCGATTTAGGCGCTTTCCAAAATAATCACTACTCTCTTTTCCTTTCTTGATTTGCTCTAACCACTTTAAATCACCCAAATGCTCAATATTCTTATGCAGCGGAATTTGCCTATATTTGCTAACGCCTCCTTTTTGCTTGGCTGTCTTAACATTTATAAATTTTATGCCATCTTCTTCGCCTACACTTTTGCTATCAAGTTGCCAAATTTCATTAAACCTTAGCCCAGTATGAAGAGCAAACATCATATAGTTTCGTAGATCAAGCCTTTTTGTATCAAAAACTATTTTTAATTCATCTAGGCTAAAATTATCTTTTGGCGACTTCTCATCAGATGTAATTTTAAAAGATGTAAGCATTTTAAAAGGATTGGTCGTGAGCTTGCCCATCTTTATGGCATAGTCAAAGAGCCTTTTTGAGTAAGATGTGTAGTTGTTGATGGTCTTTTTATTGAGCTTTTTGCTTGCTAGAGTTGTTTGAAAGTTTTCAGCATCGCTGTAGCTAAACTCTTTACCTTGATGATCTTTAAAAAACTCATCCAAGAGCTTGCCAGTCTTAACATAATAGCCCTTGGTCTTATCACTTGATTTTAGCTTTCAACACTCTGTTTACACATATCTTTTAGCTACTGCTTCAAAAGATAGCGGCGAGGTTTCTTTTGGACTTAAAGGTGCATCCAGTAATGTTTTGAGCTCTTTTTCAAGCTTTTCTTCTGGGACTACTAGATTATAAAATTTAGCTATCACCTCTTGTGAGAGCTCTTTATATTCGCTAACATCTAAAAATATGCCATTTTGTTTAATGCTGCGCTCATTTTGTCTTTTAATGTTTATTAGGACTCTTAGGCTTTTAGAGTTTGCATGCGTTGTGGTTATCTTTTTAGCAAGAGCTTCGTTGGCTGCAGCTTTTATAGAATTTGCCAGTCTTGCCGCCTCATCTAGATCTTTTGTGAAAAGGCAAAATTTAACAGTTAGCTTTTTGTCATCTTTAAGAGCAGTATCAAAAAAGTAAAAATTTGGTCTGTTGGGAACCTTTGTGATCAATCTAGAGCTCATAGAATGATCCAAATAGTTTCTGTAACAAAAGTGCAAATTTTCTGTAACAAAGCTGATTTGTCTGAAATTTAGGACAAAAATATCTGCTAATAAACGTAGCTAAAACGCCTAAATTTAGGGAAGTTGTAAAGAAAAATATTGTGTTGGTGGCGGACAGAGAGGGATTTGAATACTATACATTTTATTTCATATCTATTTTTATATCTTTTTTAAGCCTTGTATTCTTTACTTGCTTGCTGTCTCCCAGCCTTTGCATTATTAGTTTGTCGTTTGTATCTATTATGCTTACTAGGTATTTGTTAAATTCTATTTTCTTAATTATTTTTATATCGTTGTTTGTTAGATTTTTAAATCTTCCATTTAGCATCTTTTCACCGCTGTTATTTTGGTTATAAAATTCTATGTTTATTATTCCTTGCTCTCTTGTATAGCTCCATTTTTCGTGTATAAATTTGCCATCTTCTAGATCATAAATAAATCCGTCATCTTTGATTTCAACTTTCCATCGATTGCCTGGACTTGTCATAAAATTAACAAATTGGTTGTTCTCGGTTGTGATTTCCCATTTACCCATTATATTTACATCTTCGCCAAAGTCATAACAAAAAGCATTTATTGAAAATATGAGTATTATTAGTATTTTTTGCATTATTTTGTTTCCTTTATGTTTATTTTCCCATTATTTGCTTTTTCTTTTATTTTTTCTAATTTTTCTAAGAATTTTTGGGTTTCTGAAATTTGTTCGTCTAATGCTAATCCTTGATTTATTAATCTTATTAGTTCTGGTTTTTCTTTTTCCCAGTTTGTGAGTGTATTTCTAGTAATGTTTAATTTATCTGCTAATTCTTGCCTAGTCATTTTTTACACTTTTTGACAAATTATTTGGCATTTTATTAATTTTTAAGGTTTTTTTATTTAACATTTCATTATCCAAATGCACAATTATTGTGCATAATTTTTTGATTTTTTGTGTCGCAACAAGATTATATCAAAAAAAAGTTTTTAAATCTAACTTAATTGTAATTATATTTCTAATTATTTTAGATTTTGCCCTGAATATGGCATTAAACTATTTTAGCCCCGTTTGGACGAAACACCTTTTCGGGGCTATGTTAAATGGTGTTTCAAAAATAAATAAACTAAAAAAGGTGTTAAAAATGCAAATCGTTAAATCTGACTATGATTTAAAATATATTCTAAAAGGTGGTCTTGTAAGAAGTTCAGCTTCTGGCAAGTTTGAAGGCAATGACTACTCTTCTTCTGTTCGTATATCTTCTTCAAATATCTATGATGTTGCCAATGAAAAGACTGGCTTTATGGACGAAGTAGAGCAAAAGGTTGTTTTTAAAATAATTTGCCCTGATAATAACACTGCTGGGCTTGTAGCTAGCGCAATAAAAGAGAAATTTCGTAAAGGCGAAGAGATACCAGTTGAAGGCGGTTTCCCAAATGATCAAAGAATAATAACAATAGCAAATCCAGTTGAATACTTCCTATTTGATACAAAGCCAGCTAATAAAGCTGATAAGAAACAATAAATTAAAGGGGTTTAGCCCCTTTAACTACTTATATAAGCGTGTTTCCTTATATAAGTAGTTAAGGCTACTAAATTTCTTAAAAAAGGATTTCAGATGAAATTTCTTGCTTCTGCTAAATCTAAGGTTTTAGCTGGTGTTGCGGCTGTTGGCGTTCTTTCAAGTAATGCTTTGGCTGCTGGTATAACAATGGCGGCTGACGGCACTGTTACAGGTGATCTTAATGTTGGTCCGTTTATGAGTATCGCTGGTGCTGTTCTTGTTGCTTATGGCGTGTTCTTTGCTGTTAAAAAGGGTCTTGGTCTTTTGAAATAAAAGGCTTTTTGCTCTTTAAAATGGTGTTGCCCCTTAATTGGGGCTAATTTTTAAAAAGGTTAAAAATGTATTTTGATTTTATAGACGTTACGAAATTTGGTATATTTTTAAACTCTTTCTTTGGTGCTGTGATCGTTTTCTTTGCGATAGTTTTTTCCATATCCTCAGCCTTAAACCTTTTTAAAAATTAGCCCTTAAATTTATAGCTTAAAGCAGAGTGCGAAGCAAAGCTTTAAGCCGACAAACGAAGTGCGTCAGTAATGAATAGGATGTAAATATTATGGATAAAGTCTATCTAAATTTAACACTCGAGCAATATAACTTCTTGATGTCCTTAACTGGGGCATTGTGCGGTTTCTTGCTTTGTATGTTTATTTATATAGTCCTATCCAAAATTTAAAAAAAGGTGTTTAAATGTTTAGTGTTATAGGTGTTTCAGCTTTTGATTACTTCTTTTCTATATTTGTTTGGTTTATGATCTTAACTCTTCCTATCTGTGCTGGCTTAGTTCTATTCACAAAAAAGGCTTTTTAAGGATTTCAAATGAAATTTCTTATAAAACTTTTTTGCCTGCTTAGCTTGTTAAGCTCTTTTGCTTTTTCAAAAGATGTTTGGGTTAAAACTGATAAAATTTTAGGTGTTTTAAATCCTTTGAATAATTGTGAATTTTTCTTGGGTAAAAATTTTTTGAAATGTTCTATTCAAGAAACTGGCACATATAGAATTCTTAGGGTTGATCTTGTTAGAGATTTTTTGTATTTTAACCCAACTAAATCAAGCGGTTATTATTACAATACAATGTACTATTACTTTATTGATAAGGTTCAATATAGCGGTTATTTTTCTTATGTAAATGAATATTCATCTTATCTATATTCTGAAAGTGATGCTCAAAGAGGTCAATTATTTACTTATACAAATATATTTGAATTTACTTTGAGTGACTCTTATGTTGATTGTTCTGCTGGTGATAATTACGGCGTAAAATCAAAAAAATGTTTCCCTGCTTGCCCAGCTGGTCATTCTTGGGATTATGAAAACGAAGTTTGTTACTCTGATTGCTCCGATAAAGATTTAAATAAATTTGGCTACTCAAATGGCACAGCTCAAGGCGGTTGCGTTGATTGTTCTAACGCTTTTACTGATCATGATATAGCTAGTTGTATTTGCTCAGGTTTTGGCACTACTTTATCTGAAAAAGGTGCTTATTTTTCTTTAGAAGGTAGCTCTTTTGTTTCGTATAGTTGCGCTAATGGCTCTGATATAACTTTTAAGCGCCGTTCAAATGAAAACCCTGACAAAGACAAAGATAAGAAAAAAGATAACAATTCTACAAATTCAAGCGACAAAGACAAAGAAAATCCTAAACCTGACAAAGACAAAGATAATCCAAATCCTGATAAAAAGGATAGTAATGAAAACTCAAACAACTCTAGCGGAGAGAGTGGCAACCCTTCAAATAATAATAGTGGTGTCACTTCTGGCAATGGTTCTAGCGGTGGCGGTGGGACTGGTGTAGAAACAAAGCCAAATCCAAATCATAACGGTAACGGCAAAGAAGACGGCAAGAGTGACGGCAAAGGTGAAGAAGGCAAGGGCGATGATAATATTGGACCTGCTAAATTAGATTACGAAGGTTTAAAAGCTAGTTCTGAAACTTTTGAAGGTCAATTTAAAACTGCCATTGATGACAGTTTTAGCTTTGTTAATGACGTAAAAGCTAGCTTAACAGATACTTTGCAAAAAATTAAAGATGGAAATTTAATGTCTTTGAAAAAAGGGGCAGTGCCGACAACTTGCCCTTTGAGTTTTCAAATTGATATGACTTATTTTTCTAAGAATTTAACTTTTGATTTTTGCAAAATTGTTTCGCCAGTTTCTTCATCTCTTTATATTTTATTTTATCTGGCTTTCTTTATCTTGTTTTTGGTTGTAACTATTAAATTATTTATTTTAACGTTTATGGGGTGGTAGGATATGCCAGCAATTATAGCAATGATTGTTAATTTCTTTGGTTTTTTTAAATGGGGAAAAATTGTTGATTATGCTTTAAGAGCGATAAGCTTTTCAAAAATGGTTATTATTAATGCCATTTTGGGCGGTTTAATCCTTTCTTACGCAACTGCTGTTCTCTATATAATCAATTTTATATATTCTAAATTTAATTTTGTAGTTGATTATGTTAATAATTTGCCAACTGGTAATGATAAAATTTTAACTACTGCTTTGGCTTTTATAAAATCTCTTGGCGCTTGGAATGCTTTTTGTGATGTAATGGCTATTTTTTCGCCTATCTTTTTAAGCTTTTTTCTTATTTATGCTACAAAGATTGGCATTGTTGTCTTTAAATTTGTTCGAGAAACAATTTTATCTTTTGTTGTTGCAAAGTCTTAAAAAATGATTACGTATTTAATTGGCAATCCTGGAAGCGGTAAAACATATTACGCAGTATATATAATTTACCAGATCTTTCTTTACGAGCCAAAGAAGACATTTTTAACTAAATTTGTTAAGCCTAAAGAAAAGCCTAATTATTCATATTGCTACACAAATATAAATGAATTTAAGTTTGAGCTATCCGATAAATTTAAGAAGTTTGATTTTGATGAATTTTATTTAGGCTTAAGAAATTTATACGCTCTTTATAAGACTGGTGCTACCGATAACGAAGTGAATGATAAAGCTAAAGAGTTAAATTTATATGGTTGTGTATTCGTGCTTGATGAGTGCCATAACTTTTTTAAAAATCAAAAAGATGAAATTTTAGTTTGGTGGCTTACATATCATCGCCATTTATATCAAGATATTTATTTAATTACACAAGATCTAACACTTGTAAATAATGAATACAAACGCATAGCCGAGAAATTTTATAGGGCTTCGGACAGCTCACGAAGATTATTTTCAAAAAAGTTTCGTTATGAAATTTACGCATCTTATAGGCTTTTTAAAAAAGATAGATTAGAAATTATCAATATTCCGTTTCTTCAAGAAGTTTTTGACTTATATCACTCAGGGCAAAGCTCAAATAAAAAATCATTTGTTCGCTTTTATTTTTTCTTAGCTTTTTTAGTCTTTATTTTTCTTTTGCTTTTCTTTTATTTTGTTGTAATGTCTTTATTTGAAACCGATAAACCTAAAAACGAGAATTTACCTATTGAAAACAAAATTCCTGCTCCAGTTTCCGAGCAACCTAAAAATTCAAATTTATTCTTTGATGATAAAAAGCCTAAAAATAATAATATTGATATTCCTGAAATTTACATTTATGATATTACTTGCCTTAACAATGATTGCCATTTTAGCGATGATTATCATTTATTCCCATTGTCATTGATTAGTTATATTTCTTCAACGCATACCCCATTATATTTTTATTTCGAGCCAAAATCTCACGAGCTTGTTAAATACTACTATGTATTTGACAAGCCAGTTTTTGCAAATTTAATCCAAAAAAATAACAAAGGTGTTTCCGATGAAAAGTTTAATCAAAATATTAGTCCTACCCCTGCTATTTTTAAATAGCCTGTATTCTGCCGAAATTTACACTGATTTGCTAGATTTCGCACGTCTTACAAGCAAGGCCAACAATATAGCTATCGTAACCGATGAAAGCATACATCAAGGCGAATATTATTTTATATTTGAAGATGAAGTTAAGATCACGATTGCGATGTTTAGAAAAATGCTTGAAGCTAAAAATTTATACCTATATAAAAAAGATAACTTTTACTATGTAAGTTCTCAAAAATTGCCTGATTACGATCTTAGGCGTATTGATTTAAAAAATTATGTTGTAGATGATGTTAATAAAATTCTTAGCCAGTTTGATTTAAATGCTACCTATGCGGCCGCTTCAAATTCTGTTTTCTTTAGAGCTGATGATTATATTTTTGACCAGGTTAAAGATGCTATCGCTAAGATAGATAAAAGCTTGGAGCAAGTAACATTTAAGCTTACAATTACCGAAACAAATTTAAAAGACATTAAAGATTTAGGCACAAATTTAAAAGGCTTACTTAAGCCACTCAATCATGGCGATTTAGCCTATTACATAAATTTAATTACTTCCCCTTACATTACTAATTCAAACGTCATTAAAAACGATGATAGCGCATTTTTTGGCATATTAAATTTTCTTGATACAAACGGCATTACAAAAATCATATCTTCGCCAGTCTTGACGGCAAAAAATCATACAGAAGTTTATTTTAGCTCCGTTCAGAATATCCCTTATCTTGTTTCAAAAACTGATATATCAAACGTAAATTACCAAAAGACCGATAGTTACGAGTATAAAGACATTGGTTTAAAAATCAACTTAAAGCCTATTATTTTATCCGATCATATTGATTTTGACTTGCATCTAATCCTTGAAGATATTCTTTCTCAAAGTTCATCTTTAACGCCCATTGTTTCAAAGAAAGAGCTTAAAAGCTCATATTCTCTTAAACGTGGTGACGTCTTAGTTCTTAGTGGCATTAATAAAAAAACTACTGCTAAGCAACGTAATGGCGTGCCAGTTTTAAAAGATATTTGGCTTCTTAAGTATCTTTTTTCAGTAGAGCAAGACAGCGAAATAAACTCTGTTTTAACTCTCACAATTCAAATTTTATAA